TGGTTCAGGTTTCTTTCTATTATACTTCCTTTTAGGAGCAATAACAACTATTTCTTTTGGTTTATCTGCTAACGATACGTTTCCTGCTATCAAAAGCATCACAGCAAGTGGATCAAATACAACAATAAGCAAAATGATGACAAAGCGCACAGCTTTGTCAAAATGATCTTGTGCTCCGTCTTCATAGATTAACTCCGCAATATATTTTAGTGGGCCTACTTCGACTTCTTGTTTTTTCACAGTAACATTAAGTTTGTTGACGTTTTCTCTGAGTGCCAATACCTCAGTTTCAACAGACTGACGTCTATCTTCAAGTTCATTTCGCTGCTTATCAATATTGCCTTTTTGCTCAAGACCTTTTGTTAAGCTGCCGAGTTCAACATAACGAGCATAGGTTTCATCTAGGGCAAGTATCTGTTTGTCAATTGAAGCAATCAATCTTTGTTTGGCTTCGATCTTCTGAGTCAACGTTTGTATTTGATAATCAACATCAGCACCAGAAGTTAGTGAGTGTTCAAGATGCGCTCTAGATAGAAACCCAAACACGCCCATCGATGTAATGAACATCAATAGCAAGATGGCAATCATCAGATATGACTTGAGGAATCTGGGTGCAATATCCCAGTTTCTGTATAGCCAAGATACAGCTACAAGTTTGGCAAACTCAAGTGTTGATCCCATGGCAGCAACAGCAAACGTTGCTCCTGGGAATATCGCTATAAGTCCAATGATTGAATAGTAAGCAGCAGCGATTGATAATAGAAATCCTGATAGGAATGCTAGGGCTGTTATCATCCAAAGAAGTCTTCGAGGGTTGATATCTTTTCTGTTTTCCAGTTAATGCAGTCTAGAACAATTTTGAGAGGTTCAATGAATGACTTCTCGAATTGCGTATCATAGTCAATGTATTTATCAATACCAAATTCTGGCGGCACAATGCTTATGAATGCAATGGTATTATTCATGAATGGATTTGGTTGCTTGAGATAACAGAACTTGATCTTTTCGCCCTCTTTGATTGCTTCATATCTTTTAGTCAGTCCATGTTTCTTCAGTTGATCATTATAGATGATTGAGCCCTTAACATGAATTGGTGTTGCTGATTTAAACATGTTAACTTTATCGCGATATTTCGTAAGGCCGTTCACGCTGCGAGGAAAGGAGATCTGATCAATCTTGAGTGTTCGGAATTCCTCGCGGAACTTCGCAATATACTCAATCATGTCATCTTCAGTTTTCTCCATGATAACCTTTAGTGCTTCTTTAATCTTTACTCGGCAGGCTGATGGTGTCGAAGACTTAACAGCTTCGAGGCCCATGATCTTCAACTTTGGCTCTTTGTATTCAACACCCTCGTTGTTCCAGACATTGAGGATGTATCGCTTCTTGGCAGTCCAGATTGCTTTGTCTGCAATAGCTTCTCGCTTCATAATCATCTTCTGATCATAAGCATTAACATATTCGGCAAGTTGCCCATAGAAATCATCAATTGTTTTTTGCACTTTATCTTCACAGGCTTTGTCTAGCCAACGAACAATATCGATAGTAGGTTTCTTTTGCATTCCAACTTTCTTAACAAGTGGACCAAGATGTAGATAGATTGAATCTGTATCTGATGCAATCACATAATCCTCACCCTTAGTCTTGAGCAAATCATTGAGCCACTCATTCATTTTATTTTCAATCCAGCGAATCGAAAGCTGGCCAGAAAGAGTGATTGCTTCGGCGATTCGAATATCAAAGAAGCGAAAGTATTTGTTACCTAGCGCACCATAAGCTGAGTTCAGTGATACTTTCTTGGCCAGCTGTAGATTATTATATCTTGATATTTCTTTCTCAAGATATTCTTCTTGGTTAGGATCACCTTTGGCTTTCTCAAGTTTCTTTTTGGCATCGTTGGCCATCTTCTTGTACTTTGATCGATCAACATACATGTCTGACATAATTTCGCAGAGCAGGCCACGTTTGTCTGTTCGAAAGAACTGGCCGTTGGGAGTCATCGTGGCATTTTGTTGCTTGAGGAAATCTAAATTCGTCTTTTGATTGAGTAGATTCTCAACCCCAGGCTTACCAACCTTATACATTTCTTGGCTGTAATTATCTGGCTCAATCAATGTTTCCATTGAAATGTTATACTGCATAATTAGGTGAGGATACAGCGAGTTCAAGTCAAATGAAACAACCCAATCGTGCATACCAACTTGTGGATCTTTAACATATGCGCCTTCATATGCTGCAAACTTCTCGCCATTCTTCATCTGTGGAATAACGATCTTATTTTTCTTTAGGTGGTTGTAGATGATAGTATCCCACATTCGAACCTGAGTGAACACATCGTCAATATTAACTTTGTTATCGTATGCCAGAGTCAATGCAAGTTCAATCAATCGACCCTTGTCATTCAGACGTTCAACAAGCTCAACGTCTTTGATGTTATACTCAAGAAACTTTTGGAAGTCTTTGAGATACAACTGATGAAGAGTTTCATGCTCAGAGTAATCTAGTTTCTTCTCGCCTATTTCATAGTTGGCTACATGATCAAGTCGATATGACTCTTGTGGTGTGTATGAATACTTCTTGTAAAGATCAAGATAATCAAGAGTGGCAATGCCAATGATGTCGTATGTGAACTGCTCACGATTCATGATGACTGCTTTGCGCTCATGAATGCGTTTCCAAGGTGACAGCTTTCGCGCTTCGTCTTCACCAAACACTGACTTGATTCGATTAACAAGATATGGAATATCAAAGAAGCCTACGTTCCAACCACTAATTACATCAGGCCAGATTATTGTCCATTCTTCAATGAACTTACGCAGCAATGTTATCTCATCATCGCATTTGATATACTTCACATCTTCGCGGTCAGTTTTAAAACTGCCAATACCCATTGAGATAATTTTATCTTTGACCTTCATCGTGACTGCGATGACGGGTTGATCAGCAGTTCTTGGGTCTGGGAATCCATTTTCTGATGTAACCTCGATGTCAAGATAGACAATCCGAATATTGTCAATATCCCACATCACATCATCAGGGAACTCGTCTGAGATAAATGCATACTCATAACGATTATTGCCATAGATTGGGAAAGTTTCAACATCCTTGTATTTCTCAAGAAACTCGCGGCAATCTGGTATAGTGCCAGGCTGAATAGGCTCCACAGATTGCCCATGGAGCGTTTTGTATTCAGACTTGTTTTTAGAAGGGACGTAGAAAGTTGGAAAATACTCTATCTTACGAGCGATACGCTTGCCGTTTTCGACGCCTCGATAGAGTATGTTTTTTCCTTGGAGCGCAACATTAGTATAGAATGAACTCATGTAATCAACAGTTTCTTGCTAGGAGTGATAATGCCGCCGAAGATTTTATTATACTGGTTCTTCAGCTCATTGTCAACTTCTTTTGCAACAATTACATGTTCAGTTTTGAATTCAAACTCGCGGCTCTCGCAATAGGGAAGATAGGGAAGAAATCCCATACCAACCTCATTGTTAGGCGTCCTCTGCATCATAATCACGATTGGGTTTTTAACACGAATGCTTGTTGGCAATTCTTGCAAGACTTCAGCCAAGAGTTCTTCGCCAGAAACCATCTTTAATACTTTAATCATTTTCCTTTCCTTTTAATGTATTCATTAATTTGCTTTTTACTCATCGGTTCTTTGTTCTTATAGTATTGACCAAGAACAAGTGTCCAAACATCTCCATTTTTGCATATTAATGCCCAGGAGATGAATTCTTTTATTTTTATTTTGTTTGATTCAAAGGCTTCTTTCAATTCACTGAGAGAATTCATGATGCACCATAAAAATTGGTTGCGGGGGGAGGATTTGAACCTCCGACCTACGGATTATGAGTCCGTCGCGCTACCACTGCGCCACCCCGCGATAACTTAACTGACCAGAATGCTTTCGCATTTAGCCCAAAAATGTTCTTGCTGCCCTGGATGAAATATTTGATAGGAATGCCAAAACAATTCCTTACCATATTTATCACCAAATGTAGTACCCAATCCATAGACTGGCATACCATCAGCTAGCTCCCAAAATGGATCTTTATTTTTCTCCCAATCGTACTTATGTGGCGCACGATCAAATCGAAGTGGCATATAAAGTTCTACTGGAATGCCAATCTTTTCAGCTTCCCAAGTCCATTCTTCAGCAACATCAGAACGGGCAGTTTCCATTGCTGGCGGCGCACCTATTTTTTTGAATGTTTCTCGAGAAATAGCGCAAGCTGATGGCGCAGCAAAAACATGTTGACCATTTTCTAGATGATTAGTTCTTTGAATGTTACCAACAATCTTACCGTTCATCGCTTGATCAAGATAAAAGTCTATTGCATCTTCGCATAGCGGAATACAATCAATATCTAGGAAAAGAACAACGTCATGATCTATCTGTTGTTCTACTTTAGACTCTTCAAATAGTTTAGTCTTAACGCCATTCATAGCCCAGAAATAATCAATACCGACTGCATGCGGAACATCAATTTTAAACATATAGTATTGATGTTTGCTTTTATTAAACTTTTCAACAACAGATCTCTGCAATCCTAAAGTCTTTGGGTTGATGTTTTCCATAAAAAACGATACAATGCATGCGTTCATATTATTTTCCCCTTTTCCAAGGCAGTGAGCCATTATATCGCCGAAGCATTTCTGCATTTCCTTGCTGAAAGAAATTAGCAGTAACAGAAAGTTCACTGTTACCAACTGTATAATTTACTGAGTAATTATATGTTGAGTCATGATTTGATGCCATTTGTTTCAGATTCGGACACAAGACTCGGTCTACTTCAGGCACACCAGGTTCTCTAGCTTTTCGATACCAAATCGGAGAAACATATACTGCTAGAATTTTAGGTAGGAAGTAGCAATTAACATCAATAAAATAATCTGTTTGATCTAATACTGAAGGCCAGTTGCCAAGGCTTTCGCAATCATCATTACAAATAAACTTACCTTCTTTATCGACAATCTTTCGGTAACTGAAAGTCCAATCTTTTCCAGACTCAATAACTTTCATGCAAGATTCGACATGATCTGGCTCAAGAAAGTTGTCTTCATCAAGAAACATGACATATTCTCCTTCGCAGAGATATGTCATGGCAGCGTACATTCGATGGCCATTCCACCTGTCTTTGCCGACAGAGTATGGAAGTGCCACAACTGTTTCTTTGAGTGGATTTGATACTGGAAATTTAACTGAACTGAACGCACTCAATACAGCTGGTTGACGTTCAGCACCATCAATAACAATAAGATGTTGTATGTTCTTATAAGTTTGATTTCTGACCGACTGGATATTTTTTAGAAGTATTGGATTGCCAGTTGTTGGCGTAATAATCGAAACTAATTTCATACATCCTCTTTCAACAGCTTCTCATAAGTCTTGAACAATTCATTAAAACGCATATTGTATATAGTCTCAAGTCCAATGAGAACATTGGTAATATCATCTTCGGTCATGGTAGGCCCATCCATAATATTGCGGCCCAGCAGCTTGATGTCGTCGACAACGTTCCATGCTGCCATAATCTTTTCTTCAAGTTCATAGAAGCTCATCATATTTTCCTCCCAACATATTTTGCATCTTCGGCTGAAGAAATGTATTGATAGGCACCTTTGTTGTAGGCTACAGCTACACGCTTAGACTTAGCAATGATCTCGTTACGAGTTTCTTCTTTCTCGCCAGCAAGGAA